CGTGCACCGTATGGCGAGGGGCTGGGTCAGATAGGCGTCGGGCGAAAATTCGGCCGGCGGGAGCATTTCACGAACCATTCACATAAACCTCTTGGAGGAGCGCCGCCGGGACGTGCACCGTATGGCGGAGGGTCTTGGACTCGGCCGTGGTCTCGATCACGACCCCGGCATAGGAGACGCGCGATCGCCCGTCGTCCCCGTCGGCCGTTGGGAAGAGGCGCGTGGCCCCGAGCCGGACGGGGAGGAGGCCGGCGAGCTCGGGGTCGGTCCCCCGGAGCCGGGCCTCGTACTCGACCTCCGCGGTCGCGTCGTTCACCGTGACCGTGACCCGGGGGTCCGCCTGGGTGTCGAGCCGGGCGACCTCGTTCATATCGACGTCGTAGACGGCGAGATAGCGCCAGCGTTCGGCGACCCGGGCCCGAAGCCATCGGTACCCGGCTGGGTCGAGCTCGTGCGTCATGGGTCAGTCCGAGAGCCCAACGAAGGGGAGGTCCGGGTCGGGCTCGTCGGGAGGCATGTCCGCGCGCCGGGTGATCGTCGGTTGGCCCCGGGCCAGGTGCTTCTCCCACGGCCACCCGGGCCAGTCGTCGGCGGCCATCAGAGCCACCCCTTCGTCTTCGCGTACCCGGCGATGATGAGTGCGAGGCCGGCGCCGACCTTCAGGGCGTGCTCCTTCAGGAAGCCGCCGAGGCGCTCCAGGGCCGAGTCCGCGGTCCACCCGATCGTCCACCCCCAGTTATAATAATGGTATTCGCCGACGATCGCGTCCCGCACGGCCTGGGGATACCATACCGGGATTAAGTTCACGTCGAACTTGAGCGCGGGGTCGTCCGCCATCCACCCGGCCGTAAAGCCGTAGGTCATGGCGTGCCACTCGTTTCCCTCGGGATCGTTGCAGAACTCCGCCGCGAGCCCCATCCCATTCTTGAGCGCGGCCTCCACGACCGCGATCGCCGACTCGTTTGCCATCTCTCTCTTCCCTCCTTACGCTAAAATTTCAACCCTCCCTATTTAATAATGGCGTAAAATTCGACGGGTGCCGGGTTCGGGGACCGGGCGAGCATCGCCCGGGCCCGTTTCGTTGCCACCCGGTAAATCGTAGTACACCGGCACGCGATGTGGAAAGGAGAGCGCTGGTGCTCGACGTTGTCCTTCTGAAGGTGGGTTGTGAAGGGTTGGTCGAGGGGGATCCACTTCTGTGCCTCCTTTGCCAGACATTCAGCGTCGACCCGGTCGTCTCCCACGGTGATCGACGACTTCTCAATGGGGATCCCCTTCTTCGCGATGGTGTCCGCGACCTCCCGGCTCGCGGCCTCGTAGGCGGTGGCGGTCTCGTACGTGGCGATGAGCTCGGCCCGGTTGCGGAGGTGATGCTGGGGGACCGGGGTGCCGAACGCGGCATACCGGGCGACCATGCGGGCCGCGATCTCCGTGTAGGAGGCGCCCTCATAGAGCCCCTGGTAAACGATCCCCTTCATGATCTTCAGGGTCGTGGCGTCGATCTTCTTGATCTCGTTGAGACAGTAGGTCTTGAGGTATCTCTGGGCCGCCGGGTTGCGAAGGGAGAAGGACATGGCGTACCCAAAATCGAGGAGCCGGTGCTTGATGGCGCCCTCCATGGCCGCCATCAGGATCTCGCGCATGGCGTCGGCCGTATCGACCGCGAACTCGTCGAAGATCGTGATCATGAGCCCCGCGACGGCGTCCCCGAGCCCCTCGCGACAGACGGACTCGTTCAAATGGGCGCCCCGTTCGCGGAGTTTTCGCTCCAGGACGATCCGCTGATTGTCGAAATGCACACCGGCCACCCGGGCCATGCGCGACCGGAGCGGGGCGAGGAAGAGCTCGCGCCGGGCCACCTCGACCCGGACGAGGGCTTCGGCCGCGGCCTCCGCGAGGGCGAGGGTCACACCTTCCGCCCCCAGAGGTCCACGATGGTCACCGCGGGCGCGTCGGCCGTGGCGACGGCCCCGGGGCGCGGCCGGAACTCCCCGCACCATTGATCGCGCGAGACACAGGGGTAGCCCCTCCCGGGCCAGGGCGGGTGCCGGCGGCAGTCGCCGGTCCCGAGCTTCGCGTCCTCAATGGCGGCGAAGCGGCAGTCCTCGCACCGGGGCGGCACGGTCAGCCCCCGCCGGCCTTCGTCTTAGCGCGGCGTGTGTGTGAGAGCGCCAGGAGTCGCTTCCACTCCGCGGTCTCTTTTTCGGTCACGGGTGCGTGACCGGCGGGCTCCATCTCTGCTGTAAATTTACCCTTCATTCTTCGGCTCCTCCGCGATCACGTCGATCATGAGATACGGGCGGCTCATCATTCCGTCCAGGTTGACGATCGACTTTCTGATGATCTTCCACTTCTTCTTCCGGGGATAGAGGATCTCGTACTCGTCCGTGTTCATGTACCGGGCGGGCTCGTCGTTCCTGGTGAACGCCCGGAGGAGTACGCCCTTGTACAGGTGGTTCGCGTCGCCGACGGTCGAAGAAAAATCGCGCGAGATCCGGGCCGATAGCGACCACGACTGATAGCCGGCGTCCGTGTAGAAGTCCCCGACCTTCGCGGCCAGGAGGCGGGCCCCGGTCGTGTCGCCGACCCCGCGGAAGATCTGATGGCCCTCCTCGACGCGCCCGATCTTAATGACATAGTCGAGGTGGGGCATAACCTCCATTTCCATGTCGAAGTCGGAGTCGAGGGCCCCCTTCGCCTTGTCGCGGCAGTAGTTGTTAATCTCGTTGTGAAACTCCGTCTGGTACCCCAGGAGGGTGTCGAGCTCGATGTCGCTGATCTCCCCGTTCTGTTGGGCGAGCTCGTGTGGGATCCACTTCGGCGACTCATACAGGTAATCGCCGATCGCGTCGTCTTCTTTATCGCCCCACCCGGCCACGTCGACATAGCCCTCGTCCCCGGGCTTGAGGACGATCGGGGTCGCGCTCGTCTCGGGGTCGGTCGCCGTCTCCCCGTCGCCTTTCGGGTGCCCTCCCGGCAGGTCTTCGATCCGCGTCCCCTTGGGGCAATCGCCGGATATGCAGACGCGCCGGCCTTTGATGGTGCGCCACTCCGTCCCGGGATACGCTTCGGCCTCGGCGATGGCCGCGAGGGGCTCGAACCGAATCCCGTGGTCGCCGTCGACGGGCGAGGTGTGCTTGTTCTCGCCGTCCCAGATGGCGAACGGGATCCCGTCGGGGAACGCGGCGCACTTGAACCGCGTGGTCTCGTCCAGGTGCCGGCAATGGGCGCACACCGGGGAGTAATACAGGTGCTCGTGTGCCGAGTCGTCAATCCCGATCATCGTATCCCCATCCCCTTTCCGCGGATCCACCGGGTGTAGTGAATCCCGGGATACTCGGACGCCACGATCTGCATGGTCTCGTGTGTGTGCTCATTGCTCGCCTCTTTCTCGCCCATCTCTCCAGACCGGACCTTCGGGCGATATTTCGCATACAGGGAGCCCTCGGCGACCGCGTGCCGGGCAAGGGCCAGGTGCGCGTCGTGATCGGAGTACGCCGTTGTGTCGAGGGAGAAGACGTACTTCGGCGAGACGACGACGTGCTCGGCGATCCCGTGCGTTACGGTCATCGCGAGATCCTTATCCGAAAAGGAATTGTCGCTCGGGTGGTTGTGGATCGCCGTGCATCCCGGGAACTTCGCCGCGTCCTCGGGGTCGAACGGGACGCCTCGCACGTCCCCGGTCCCGTAGAAGACGGTCGAGCCGTCGGGGGCCACGACGAGGAGGCTCTCGACCCGGTCCTCGGCGTGCCATTCGGTGAACTCGTCGAGCCGTTTCCGCACGGCGGCCGGCCGGCCGCGCTCGTCGACGGGCCCGGGTGCCAGTTGCTCCGGTGCCGGTGCCGGTTCCGCCCCGAGCGTCGACTGGGCGGTCCCGGGGCCCATCGGGCCCGTGCCGGCCCCCTTGTCCTTAATGTAGACCCGCCGGCCGTCCTTCAGGGTGACCCACTTCCCCGGGGCCGTGGGATCGAAGGCTTCGGCGAGCTCCGCCTCCACCAGGGCCGTCCGGGCGACCTCCTGGAGCGCGGTCGCGACGGCCGAGAGCGACTCTTCGATCCCTTCTTCGACGTCGTTGTCCCGGGAGCGCTTCGTCGGCTTCTTCACGCCCTTCTTCGCCGGCGGCGCGTCCTCGTCGTCCTCGTCGGGCTCCTCCCCGCCGAGCTTCGCGGCCTGGGCCTGGCGGGCGAGCTCCAGCTCGGGCGGGTTCTCATGCCGTTCAACCTGGCGGGCGATGTCCTCGTCGTCCATCTCGGCGATCGCATCGTCGACGTTCGGGATGTTGAGGGCCCGCAAAAGCAACCGCTGGAAGGTGGCCCGGTCCATGATCCCGGCGAGAGACCCCGTGCCGGCGGTCGCGGCGCTGATGATGGCGGCGACCTCCGAGACCGGGTCGTGTTCGAGGATCGCGGGGAACTCGACCGTGACCTCGGCGACCTCTTCCCGGACGGGCCCGAGGTTCGCGTCGGCGGCCTCCTTCTTCGTCGCCTTCGTGCCGGGCGCGGCCTTCGCGGCCCGGGCTTCCGTGACCTCGCGATCCGTCTCGTGGTCCTTCACGACCCGGCGGACGGAGACGAGCACCTGGCGCCGGCCCCAGTCGTCGAACTCGACCTTGCCGGTGAGGGGGGCGAAGCCGTCGGCGAGCACCCGGGCCTCGACCGCGAACGACCCCAGGAGGGTGAGGGTATCGACCCACCACGCCTGACGGTCGAGCACGGCGAGCTCCAGGGGGCGCTCCATCGTCTTCGTGGTCGCGAGGTTCCCCGTACTGGGATCCCCGAGGAGGATATGCTCGGGGACGTCCGTGTCGGAGCACACCATGAGCGCGAAGCGGCGGGCCTCGTCCGCGCTCGTGGCGACCCCGGCCGTCCGGATCGGCTCCATGGTGACCCCGGGGGTCGAGGCGAGCGTGGACCCGGCCGGGATCGGCGTCCTCTTCTGGCGGTCGACGATGTCCGCGACGGCGCGGGCCGCGGCCGGGTTCGCCCCGGTCGCTTTCCACGCGAAGGTCGCGAGGGCCGCGTTGATGCTCGCCACGTTGCTCAGGTGTTGCGTGTAGGCTTTGCCCCACGGGATCCCCGCCACGATCGCCGGGAGGCCGTACACGCCCTTTCCCGCGCGCGGGAGGGGCGCGTGGTAGAGCCGGTCGGTCCAGACGACGGGCGTCCCCCCGATCGTCTTCGGTTGCTTTTCGGGATTATGCCCGAGCGCCGGATACCAGTAGGTTTGGCTCTTTCCCGTACTCGTGCCGTCCTTCTGGACCGTGTACTCCGTAAACGTCCGTTTCCAGTACCAGACCTTCCGCGGGTTTTTCGGGTCGCGGAGGTAGCCGGCGATCTCGCTGATCGGGACGGTCACGACCTCCACGGCGCCGAGCTCGTCGACCTGGCAGAGTAAGAATAAATTGCCGCCGATCTGGACCTGGATCTCCTTCTCGACCCGCCCCAGGTGGCCGAGCTCTCCCTGGTTTCGTTCGAGCCAGTCGGTGAGGACCGCGTTGACCTCTACCTGGTCCGAGGTGATGGTGACGCCCCGGCCCCAGACGAAGTGGCTCTTGACGTTGACGGCCCGGCGGATGAGGGCGTTCGCGTGGTACGCCTCGTAACAATTCCGCGCGGCCTCGCGGATCTGATCCACTGAATACTCGTCCTCGCCGTCGCCGAGCGCGAGGGTGAGGGTGAGGGGGTCTTTCCACGAGGCGTTCGCCGAGACGGCCTCGGTGAGTGAATCCTCGATAAACGTTTCTAATTCATCGATCCGTTCGGCGATCACCCGGTTGGAGACGCGGGCGGCCATTAGTGCCCCCCGCGGTCGCGCTGAGTGTTCCCCGGCCTCCGATAACGACCCCGACCCACCATTAGTGCCCCTTTACTTAGAGATCGCGGCGGGGTATAAAAAGACTTTTGGTTTATTCCTGGGGGTGGGGCGGGGCGGTCGCCCCCTTCAGGCAGACGGAGCACACGAAGGCCGACTCGCCATCGATCCGGCAGACATTGAGCTCCGCCTTCGGATACCCGCAGAGGTCGCAGGTCGTCTTGAGGGGGACGCCCCGCCCGAGGACGACGATGTCGACCGCGGGGCGGGGAAACTTCCGACCGCAGTTGGGGCAGGTGATCCGATCCCTCCCGGCGTCCGATCGCCAGACATACGAGCAATGGGGGCACGTTGCGATCACGGGATCACCGGCAATCGTCGCAGTAGCCCGATCCCGGGTTGGTCGAGAAGGGGTAGTTTCCCGAGCGCCCGCTCTGGCCACAGGACCGGCAGTTGAGGACCGGCCCGTGCCGGGCCTCTTGATCGCGCTCGTGTGCCTCCCGTTGCGCCCGGGCCCGCGCTTCGAGCGCGTCGGCGGCCTCGCCGTCGCGGCAGAACGAATACCAGTCGTTCGGATCGTTCCGGACCTTGTATCCGTTGGCCAGTGTCGCGAGAACGGTGGCGCGGTCGGGGAGGTTTCCGAACCGGACACACATATCCAGGAACTCGTCGGTGCGGTCGCCACAGGCGTACCATGCCCCGCTTGGGAGTTGATATTCGAGTCGCATACAAGACTACCGTTGGTAGTCTTGATTTAAAAATGTTACCGCCGCTTCCGCACCGGCTTTTTGTTGTCGTGGGCCCAAAAGTTCGGGTTTGTGGCCCTCTGCTGCTTCCAGTGGCTCGGGTTGTCGTTCCACCCCTCGTGATAGCCCATGTTATACGCCGAGGTCGTTCTGGCTTCGGTGTACGACACGCCCCGGATGCGGTCGAGCTTGCCCTGGCCGAGGCCAAGGCGGTAGTCGACCGAGCTCATGAGCTGTTGCCGGGCGAGTTCGCGCTTTCGCAAGGGGTATTTCCTCCCCAGGCGGGCCTTCTCGGCGTCGAGTGCGGCGAGGGCTTCCGCGGCGGCCTTGAGGCGCTCGTCTTCCGGGACGGACTTCTTGAGGTCGTTCCGGGTCATGCGGTACGTTACGCCGTCGTACGTCTCGCCGACGATCGCCTGGCCCGCGACCGGGTCGGGGTATGTGGTCCGGTTGGGTGCCGGCCGCGAGGACGCCCCACTTCCACCCATGGATCACGCCCTCCGGCGGATTGCAGCCACGATGCGCTCGAATACACTATCCGACAACCCCTTCTGATTGAAGGTTTTTGTCTTCACGTCGTACCAGACCTTTCCGAATTGGAGATCCGTGGCGAGC